TTATAAATTTTCGAGGCTTCTCATGAGTTCACCGAACTTGTGAGAGGCTTCTTTTTTTCTGTCTTTTGTAATGTGTAAATAAACCTGTGTGGTTGTCTTATCTTCTGTGTGTCCTAACCGGTCCATAATTCTTTGTAAATCGACGCCGGCTTCAGCGAGCAATGAAGTATGAGTATGCCGCAGGGTATGAGGAGTTAGCTTTTTGTCTATGTTTGATTTTTTTAGAACAGTTCTAAAACGGTTTTCAATAGTTTTGATAAACGGCGGGTAACCCCAATATGGACCATTCAATCGACCAAATACAAAATTCTCATCGTACCATTCATGCTTTATTTGCATCTTGACTTTGTTTTGGTTTACTTTGTGTTTTTTTAGGACGCGCAGGACTTCGTCTTCGACATCAATGATTCTTATTGATCCCTTTGTTTTAGGAGGAAGCAATTGATAGTCTTTTGTAACGTTATTTCCGTTATAGTATGTTTTTGTTATTTTGATTGTTTTTTCTTCAAAGTCTATATCAGTCCATTTAAGCGCGGCAAGTTCCCCAGCACGCAGTCCCGTCCAAGCTAAAGTGTGCAACATGGCATAAGATTCATAATTGGAATTTAATGCCGTATGCAAAAAATGTTTCAGTTCGGTTTTCTCCAAGTATTTATCCTCAATCTTCTCATTTTCAATCTCTTCAACAGTTTTTTTGTCTTTTGGTAAATAGGCGAACTCAGTTGGATCAACAAAGATTAAATCCTGAGCCCGTGCCCGTTTAAATATCATACGAGCTGTGCCGTGTATTCCGGATATAGTGTTTTGACTGAGCTGTTTGTCAACTTTCATATCAGTCAGAGCGTCTTGATACATCTTTTTAGTGATGTCCTTTAATTTACAGAATCCGAAGTATTGATTTAGAAGCCCAATTTCGTGACGTCTCACACGTATGGTGCTGATTTTTTTATCTGTGCTACTGTAGACAGTCAGCCATTCATCGGCCATATCTTTGAATAGAATATTGTTTTTTAGATCAAGTTTTGCTTTCCCCAATGTGTATTCGAGATCGAGAGCAGCTTTCTTTGCATCGGAAAGCTTTTTAAATCCTCTTCTAACAACTCTCTGGCGTTTACCAGTCTGCGGATCAACACCGTTTTCAATAATAAACATGTGACGCTCGCCTTTTTTAGTTTCGTATTTTTCAAATCTCGCCATATGATCACCACCCAAGTATTTTTAGATTTATTGATTAATACTGTAGAGCTGCCTATACCACATGAAGGAAAATTGTTTTCTTGTGTACATAGCAAGTCGTTTAGCAGCAAAAGGATATGTCACATTAAAGGTGTCACCTATTATCTTTATAGCCTCTGACTGCATGCATGGCAACGAAATCTTTTCAAGCATAAAAGTAGGGACACAAAAATGATACATAAAGCTATTAGCCTGGTACTCTTGTAGCTGGCGAAACATGCGATTCATATTGAACTGGTTTCCGCAGTGTTTAATCACATGCCCAAGCTCGTGTACAAAGTCCTCCCATTGCTGTTGACGAGAGGACCTTGAATCCAACACCATGCTGTAAAGACCATTTATACAAAACATGCTGCTCGGGGTTTTTTCGTAGTGTGTCCATATCTTAAATGCAGCTGCAATACGCTCCATGTCTATATCTTCAGGAGTAAGCATATTTAATTTGATATAAATCTTCTTCACTTCTTCTTCTAAATGTGATAAATGGATAGTCATAATAAGCACCGCCAAGATGAGAATGTATGTTCTGTTTTTGGTGTGAAAGAAAAGCCCAAGGAAAAGGGCTATTATAAATTAAGTAATTGTTTCTTCTTGATTTCATACTCTTCTTGAGTGATTGCATCCATGTCCAATAACTCTTTGTATTTTTTTAACTCGTCAGCTACAGAGATACTTGAAGCTGGTGCGGGTCCCGCGGTTGCTGCCGTTTGAGCTGGCGCAGACTGACGCTCCTCGATATATTTTTGAATTTCTAACACCATTGGTAATTCAGTTTTTATAAATGTGAATGAGTTATCATCCTGTATAGCATCCCATAAACCACTTGTTTCATTAGCTGCCGCGGTGAGAAATTGAAAATACCCAGATGTGACTAATCCAGGCTTTTTAATTTGGACTCCAGTTAGTTCGCTAATTCTGTATGATTTTTCACCACTGTACCCACGAGTGATAGTGTTAACTGCGCCTTTTCTTGCAACCCTTACGAAGTTGCCATCCAAAGTGACTGTCGTTTTGGCAGATTTAAAATAGTAATCTTTAATGTTCTTCTTGAGTTCTTCTTGCTGATGTCTATGCTTTTCTTCATTACCGGCAATTTTTGATTCCACAAACTTTAGAAGTGCTTCAATATCACCTTCTGATATAGAATTGATATTTAAGTTTTCGTCTGCTGTTTCGAAATCAATCTTATATCCAATCATAGGCTTCCGACTGTTTGAAATTTTAATAATCTCTTCATATGACCATTGCGTTACAACAGGTTGTTTTTTCTTCAAAACAATGAAGTATACGAGATTTTCAGTTGCAATAAAAAGCCCCCAAGATGAGTCACCTTTCATACACCCACAAACGAGTTCACTGATACTCTCGCTCTTTTCATCGAGTATAGTTTTGGCGACTTCGTAAGTCCTTGCAAAATTTTTAGAAGCTTTCATAGTTTTTTTAAACTGACAATTATAAATCTCACCATTTTCGAATAGAAGTGACAACTGTAATTTCCCCTTTTTATAAAAAAATGTCATTAGAAAATTAAAAGAAATCCCCGTTTTCTTGGTACACCAATGGGAGATGGTTAGTAAATCAGTGGTATACCGTTGGGAGAAGGGCGTTTCTTCAAGCCGTTGTTGCATAAGGGTTTGAAGGCTTGTAATTATTTACATTTGTACACGAATGGGATTACATTAGTTACCATTCGACTTTTTTGGGAAACTTCTATTAATAACTAAATAACTAAAGAATAACTAAATCAATAAAGATGATTCATTACCAATGTCGCTGTTATATCATTATTTGTATCACTTGTATTAATTATCAGTATTCGGACTTTTACGACCTTTTGCCTTTTCTTTCTCCCTCAGGTAATTGATAAAATCAATAGCTTGTCTACGAGCTTCCTCAGAAAAGTCCGCAGCCTCCCTAAAGGCAATTTGCAGGTCAGGATCATCTGTAACATTGTAAGGAGTCTTTTCTTCCTCGACCACAGGTTTTGTATTAGAGTACCCTAGTAAATAATCAGTTGATACTTCAAAGAAGTCAGCAATTTTTTTTAATGTTTCATAGTCAGGCTGTCTTTTACCGATTTCATACTGGGACAAAGATGAACGTGTAATCTTCAATCTATTTGCTAAGCCCTGTTGTGTGAGCTTTTTACTTTTTCGTAATTCTACTAAACGGTCACTTAACATGTTTAACTCCAACTTTCTTGTGACATATTGATCCAATCACAATTATAAGACACATTATGTAGCAAAATAAACTTTTGCCACGAAAAGTTGCAAAATAATATTGACAGACACAAATTGTGGCATTATAATTTAGTTAAGTTGATACCAAATGTGGCAAAGAGAGGTGAGGAAATTGGAAAATGTAAGAGAAAGAAAACTTCTATCAGACATTAGGAAATCAATAGGTTCTCAACAGATAGTCGCAGACGACCTTAATATATCAAGGCAATATTTAAGTGCACTTGAAAATGGTGGTAGAAATCCCACTGTAAAATTAATGGTTAAGATGTCTAAGTATTTTAAAGTTAGTGAAAAAGAATTATTCCCTGACCTTTTTTTTGAAATTAAATGCAACAATTCGTTGCAGGAATCTTATACAGCATAGGAGTGAGAACATGAAACAAATTAATGAAAAAGCCACCGCTGTAACGGCGGCTAGTGATTCAGATAATGCATGTACTGATTGTGGTAGAGCATGGAGCGGGAGATTAAATTTCTGTGGAGTGTGTGGAAATCGGCTAATTCCTTATTCACAACTCAAAAATTTTTTCCCGAATACCAAATTTATAAAAATTAACTACTAGTTGATTGACCGATATTGCGTCTCTTCTTCCAAAGTTCTGTTCTAGCTAGATCAAGTTCAAAGAAAAAGGAAGTAATGTCTTGGAAAGTATTTTCGATTGAACCACCCGAGTGCAACTGAATTTCTTTGATTGCTGTACTTGTTACATGAACTTTTGTTTGCCCATTTTCATTTTGGAACGATAGGTCACCAGCATAGTAATAGATTTTGTTTTCGTCTGGAAGGTAGATACTAATCATTTGAGACGAAGGATGGATACTCAAAATCACTTCGTTTGGTAGATCAATCAACATTGCCCCATCACGCTCTTTAGCAAATCTAAACCATTTGCCAGTGATTGTTTGTACTAGAGTACTTCCATCTTGGAAATCTGACATAGTCAACACCACCTTTCTATGAAGATTTTACCACATGAGAGAGTGGAAGATTTAAAAAAACAGCATAGGAGGTTAATGAATGCCCCAAGCAGTTATTACCTTTGATGAAATGACAGCCATGGTTTTTAAGGACCAAATGGAAAAGCTTTTTCAGGCAGCTTATGAAAAAGGCGTTGAAGATGGACGAAAAAAATACGCCTATCCACCTGTTCTAAATGTTAATCATTTAACTGAAATTCTCTCAGTAAAAAGGCCGACGATCGCCAAAATCACTGCGAGACCGGATTTTCCTAAATTCACTGAGATTCAAGCAAGATATCCCCGTGACGAAGTGTTCGACTGGATTAAAAGGAACACAGCTTATATCAAGGAGGTTACAGCGTGAATCAGCTCGTTTTTATTGAAGGCAACCAAGCCGTAACAAACAGCCTGACAGTGGCTAAGGTATTCGGAAAACGACACGCCGATGTAATAAAAAGTATTGAATCACTCAATTGCTCCAAGGAATTTACTGAACGAAATTTTTCGTTGAGTGATTATCAAGATGCAACTGGTCGAACGTTAAAAAAATATCTAATCAAACGTGATGGACTCACATTTTTAGTTTTCGGTTACTCGGGCGCAAAAGCAGCGCTATTCAAAGAAAAATACATTGCGGAGTTTAACCGCATGGAAGCCGAGTTGCAAAAAATGACTCAGCCGTCCTACATGATCGAAGATCCAGTCAGCCGGGCAAAGCGATGGATCAGCGAGCAGGAAGAACGGCAGCAACTTGAACAAACATTGAAGATTCAAGAACCATTAGTCAACTTTGCACAGAGTTGTATGGCATCAGAAAGATCAATGCTTGTTCGTGAACTGGCAAAGCTTGCTTGTAAAAACGGCATCGTTATCGGTGAGAAACGGCTCTTTCAGAAGCTGCGCGAATGGAAGATGATCATGGCCAACAGAAATGAGCCATACCAGGAATACATCGAGCGAGGCTTCTTTGAAATCGCACAGGGGGTGCGAGATGTAAACGGCACGCCGAAGTCCTGGCTGACAATGCGCATCACTCCGAAGGGACAAGCCTTCATCATCAATAAGCTGAAACAGCAAGCGAGCTAGTTCCTTCATTAATTAAATTTTACCATTTAAAACTAAATATATCAGGGGGCGAACTTATGTCGAACAATCCATACAATATGGACAATTTACCCAGCATTCTCAGGCGGGAACGCAAAAGGGCGAAATTGTCGCAGTATCAAATTGGCAAGGTTATCGGGAAAAGAGATCAGTCGTATGTCTCGAATGTCGAAAACGGTATTTTTCCTTTAACGCCTGAATTGTGTATCAAGTGGTTTGAAGCTTGCGGGGCTTATGAACATATCGATCTCGTACATTTCTTATTTAAACTTCATCCAACAGCAGCGGCGCCTATTGATCCAGCGTTAAATGAGAGCGCAAGTAGCGCAGTTATCAATATGATTCATCAGCTCGAAGAGGCATTACAAGCTACAAAGCATTTGGCGCGCTGGCTGGCAAATGATCGGCCCGGAAGGTCAGATGATTTACCGATGGGGGATATCAAACAGATATTTGATCTGATCCCAGCAAATAAAACACTGATTTATTCGTTAGTGCGGAGTCATGGACTGAATATGCCAGAACTGGCTGACAGGTGGACCCGCAAAGCATTAATGGATCGGGTTGCTATGGCAAAACAAGAAGAAAGAAAGGCGGTTTTAGTATGAAAACTAATCAGTTTTTGAAGTCAGATGTAGATGCAGCAAAAAGAAAAATTGAATCAGCGGAAGAGCTTTCTATCATGCTTTCAGAGGCATTGCGTGATGGTGATTATGAAGAGGCAATCAGTCTCGCTGGGAGTATCAAAGTTCTTACAGAGGATGTCAGCCGACTGGCTAATAAAGGTCGTTTGTATGAAACAGCTATGAAAATGCAACAACGAGGTATCAATTTGGCAGTGATAAGTAGGTGTCTGGGATGAACATCGAAAACCCAATGATTCTGAACAACTGGCACGACAGACTGGCTGAGCCAGAAACACAAAAGGATTTTTTCGGGGATGAAGTAACGCCAATTGATGATTATGTGATTGACTGCGGCACTTTGATTTTGAGAGAAAATCTTGATCGATATCTAAAGCAGCAGCTTGGTTTCAAATTTAAAAATGAGCAATAAAAAAGCCCACTCGGCAAAGTGGACTCGGTAAGGCGTTTTGACTTGAATATTTACTTAATTATACCAAAACGCCTCATAAAAATCAATGGAGGTTTTATACATGGCTAAAGCAGTTAAAGTGGCATTCAGCGAGCGTGCGGAGGATCAGCAGCGTTTAAGACAGGCGGGAGGTTCGATTGTGTTCGGTAAGGGCAAACCACTGTTCCAATTCCCTTCAATGGACCATTATCGAGAATGGCAGCGGCTTGGAACGGAAGCTTACAAAAGAAAGGTGGCAGAAGCACAATGAATGGATTATCACAGGTAGATTACTCAGATTACATGCCGGCTTCTCAGCAGGCATCCAGCGTGACTACAGAGGCAATGGTAAGCCGGCAGGCGCAAGAAGTACAGGCAGCTATGGTTATTGCAAAGAAATTTCCTCGTGACGTTTATGCGGCGTTTGAACGCATCAGAAAAGCCTGTGAAAGACGATTATTAGCTGAAAATGCTGTCTATGAATACCCACGCGGCGGAAGTAAAGTGTCAGGGCCATCAATTAGGTTGGCCGAAGCGCTGGCGCAGAATTGGGGCAACATTGATTACGGAATCATGGAGCTTGAGCAGAAAGCCGGGGAATCCTCTGTCATGGCCTACGCTTGGGACCTTGAAACAAACACACGACAAACCAAAATTTTTACTGTGAAACACGAAAGAAAGGCAAAGGGAAAGATCACAAAACTAGATGATCCACGCGATATTTACGAAATGGTTGCCAACCAAGGAGCTCGACGTGTCCGGGCTTGTATTCTCGGTGTCATACCTGGTGACATTGTCGATGCTGCGGTTGATATGTGTCAAAAAACTTTGATCAGCGGATATAAAGAACCTTTGGAAGATCGTCTCAGAAGCGCGTTGTCTCTCTTTAAAAAAGAGTTTGGTGTTACTAAGGAAATGATTCAGGAATACATCGGCAGCAATTTAGATGCATTCACAGAGCAAGACTTTCTCAAAATAGGTCGCATTTATACAGCGCTTCGTGATGGTATGGCAAAGAAAGAAGATTACTTCAATATCAAGGCGACAGGCGCAACTAAATCAAAGGCTGAGGAAGCATTCAAAAAGCAAAAAGAACAAGCTGACAAGCCTGCTGATAGCAAAGAAAAGGCGGGTGATCCTGCTAATGCGGATACCGGCGCTAAACAAGGGGAACTATTATTCTAACGAGATTGATAGATACTACATGTCAAACTCTCAATATAAAAGCTTTCTTCAATGTGAGGCAGCAACTATGGCAAAGATTAACGGAGAATGGACGCCCCCCACGTCGGAGGCCCTTCTCTTCGGTCAATACGTTCATGCCTGGCTTGAAGGTGAACAGGCTTTTGATGAATTTAAGAAGAACACACCTTCACTATTTACTCAGAAAGGACAGCTGTACAAGCAATATCAGTTAGCTGATCTGATGATTGAGGCGATTCAGCATGATGATCTCTGTATGTTTGTTCTTCAAGGAGAAAAGGAAGTCATTGTAACTGCTGAATTGTTTGGTGTTCCGTGGAAAGGAAAGCTGGACGTATACAACCCAGCTGGCGGCCGTTTCTCCGATCTGAAAACAACACGGTCATTGCGGGAGAAAGTTTGGGATCCGGAAATAGGATATTGCTCATTTGTTGAGGCGAATGGCTATATTGCACAAATGGCACTGTATGCAGAGCTTGAAAAAAGAATGACTGGACGGAGCGAATGGCTTGAGCCCCTGATCGTAGGGGTTTCAAAAGAAGATCCACCTGATAAAGCTGTCATCAATATTGATGAAGGTAGGATGGAAGTAGAGCTTGAGGATATTGAAAAACGAATGGAACGCATTATCCAAGTTAAATATGGTGGGGAGAAGCCTGAACGGTGCGGAAAGTGCAAGTATTGCCGGGCAACTAATCAACTGAACAGCATCATACATTTTTCGGAGCTGGTTAGTTGATGGAAAGGGCAATGATCAAAGTCCATATTCCCCATTGTTATGTCTGGCTTGTGAAGACTGTCCGACGAGATATGCGAAAAGACTTGTACACGCGGTATGTCACTGACTACCTCAAAAGAAATGAGCCGACGCTACGATTAATTGAAATTGATTTTAAAGCCCTGACAGCACTGTGTGAAAGGAAGTAGGTGAGCGGCATGGATATGGAAGGTTGGGGTTACGTTATTGTCCCTTCTCGCCAATTTACAAACAGGCGCGAAAAGATGATTTATATGTGCTTACTCGAAGAGGCTGCTTTCGCACCATTTGGATCGCTAAAGGTTGGGGAAGCGATGATCAACGTTGCTGAATTGGCGAGAGAAGCTTCCATTGACGTAAAAAAGGTGCGTTATTCGCTCAGTAAGTTAGAAGAATCAGGATTTATCAAAACGAGGCGCTTGAAGCAGAACAAAGGGGTCATTGTCACCATTGTTGATTATGTAAAACTTCAAAATACCAAGAATTACGGGAAGAAATCGGAGTCGGTACAGGACGAAACGCCAGCACAAGAAGAGCAGCAGGAGGTTGAGAAGAAAGTGAAAGGTAACGTATTTGCATTTTTTGAAGACGAGGGGTTCGGCCTTCTATCATCGTTCATGGCTGAGAAGCTTAATAGCTTAATAGACGATTACGGCGAAGACAAGGTGTTGGATGCAATGAAAGAGGCAGTAACGCGGAACGCCCGCAATCTTGCCTACGTACAGCGTATTCTCCAGTCAAACAAGAACAAAAGTAAGGAGTGGCAACATGGAAACACACAAAACGCAAAGTACAGACGCGGCAATGGCAGCAATACTGAAGAAGCTTCAGGAAAGGTCAGCCCAATTTTCGGCGGGGTCGGCCGGATCAGAAGAAAAGGCTGATTATGAATGCACGAAATGCAAAGATCAGCTTGGCTATATCGAAAACAGGGACGGCTATGAGGTCTGGGTTCGGTGCAAATGCATAGAGCGTCGGCGCATCCGGAAACTGATGAATTCTAGTGACATAACTGCTGAATTTGAGAAGTTGCAATTCAAGAATTTCACAACAGAAGGAAAGCCAGCTGTTTTGAAAGACGCTTACGATACTGCGGTTGAATACTATAAGGGTTTTGATAGCATACGGGGCACTCGAAGCAACAGCATTGCCTTACTGGGGCAGCCGGGATCAGGGAAAACGCACTTGTTGACAGCTATTTCTAATAAGCTGATCAAATCGAAAAACATAGCCGTTCAGTATTTTCCTTACGTGGAAGGCTTCAACGATCTGAAAGATGACTTTGACAAGCTTGAAGAAAAACTCAATCGCATGAAAGAGATTGAAGTCCTATTTATAGATGACTTATTCAAGCCTATGAATGGAAAGCCTCGGGCAACCGATTGGCAGGTGGAGCAGACATACTCCGTCATCAATTATCGGTATCTGAATCATAAGCCGGTCTTAATCTCGAGTGAATTGGACATCGAGAAACTTGTGGAGATTGATGAGGCACTTGGCACCCGGATTTATGAAATGTGCGCGGACTATTGCGTGATCATCAAAGGCGACAGAATGCTATTAAATCATAGATTGGCAGGGTTGAGAAATGGATGAAAAAACGAACATTAAAGGATCCGAAGGAATGTATATGTTCGGACCTGCTGAACAAACAGGCGGACAAGACCTTACACCAGCTATCCGGGTACTGGAGGAAAAGATCAAACAAATGGAGCTGATGCGCAGTGCTTAAAGCGGTGATCCTGCTGTCAGCCATCATACTTACGGCACCGTACAAGGAGAAGCAGATTCAGCAATGGGAACAGATTGACGGGAGGTAATGACGAGTGAGTCTTATTCAGTTTATAGTTTACGGCGAACCGGTTGCACAAGGGCGGCCGCGGGGATCGGTTCGTAATGGCAAGGTAAGAATGCATGATCCTGCAAAATCAAAGGATTTCAAACAGTATGTTGCATTGGTTGCGTCACAGCATCGACCAAAGAAGGTTATCACTGGTCCTGTCGCAATGGATGTCAGAGTATTCAGACCGATGCCGAAAAAAGTTTCGAGCTCCCAAAAGAAAAAAGAGAGCGCGGAAAAGGGGCTTCTGCGCCCAATTACGAAGCCGGACGTTGACAACTATGTAAAGGGGATCAAAGACGCACTAAACCATCTGATATACAAGGATGATAGTCAGGTAGTTGATCTGAAAGTCAGTAAGTTTTATAGCGAAGAACCACGGGTGGAAGTCATCATAACGGAGATTGTACTTTGATGAGCCAAAAATCAATTCAGGAGGTCGTTACCATGCAAGAAAACATTAATCCTTACAATCCGGGCCCGGTAAAAGTATGGAAGATGACGCCGGAAGAATTAGCGGCATATGTCGAAAAGCATCCGATCATCTACCGGGAGGATTTAAAGCCGTCGCCAGCTTTTACAATGGAAAAGTGGAAATACGAACCCTATTAAGCACAAAAAAGCACCGAAGCCGTAGCCCCGGAGCTTTGATATGAACTGGTACTTCTATCATAGCACAGGGGGCGGCCAGAGTGAACAAGCCAACAGAAATAAAAAACTATGAAACAACTATTCAGCAGAGCATTGAGCCGGGGAAAGTCCGCATCATCGTTTTAGATGGCACTGAAGGAACAGCCCATTTACTGGACGCCCCGGAACACGGTAAAACAATCATTCAAACAATAAAAGGCGGCCTGGCTCGTTGTGATTACGAAATAGGCCATAAATTCAAATAGCAGGGGCTTTCCCCTGCGGGGGAGGAACGGGCATGAGTAACAAAATAGATAAGATTAAACACTGGTATGAAAAAGAGGGATCTGTCAGTCCAGATGATTTTAAATGGCTGATTGATCGAACTGATCTGTCTTTTAAGCAGCAGGACGCAATCACGGAATATAAACGGTCGGAGGAAGTCACGGTGAATCAGTTCCGGCAGGCACAGGAAGAGATTCAGCGGCTACGGGCGGAGAAAAAGAAAATAGAAAAGAAATTCAAAAAGGCTATTAAGGAAATACGAGACATACGGGATGTTGCGGGGAAAAGCACAGGAGCTTATTTATTTGCTAAAAATGCATTAGTTGCATTGGAGGGTGATGCGGAATGAATAACATCAAAATACGGTACGTTTTCCGGCATAAGGACACAGGCAATATCGAAGTGAAAACGTACTTTATCAGTCAGCTTGAAGAACGCCCGGCGCGCCAACTGTCTCCTGTCTTTTGTGAAGAGTTCGGTTATGAGTTGATCAGCCGGGATTTATGGACGGGCAAAAAAGATAAGAACGGCAGGGAGATTTATGAGGGGGATGTTGTACGCATCACAAATGAAGATGATGAGGAAGAATACAATATTTGCGAAGTCAAGTTTTCAGGCGGTGCCTTCCAAGTGGATGTATCAGGGATTTCCTCTGATTATGACTTAACAGCCATCGGATGGGTGGAATACGCAACTATCGAAACCGTCGGCGACGTACATCGGAATCCAGAAATGTTAGGCGGTGCGGCAGAATGACGCCATTACAAGTAGAGCTGCAGCGGGCAGTCAAATCCACGAAAGATGAAGCGATGACAGTTGAGCAGGCTGCGGAATATCTAAAAGTACATCCAGATTACATACCGGTGCTCGTGGCAAAGTCAGACGATCTGAAAATGATCGGTGAGGAAACAATTATTGCAAAGCGTGATAAGACGAATGGCTGGCTCATTGGGGCGATGGTTTTGGTTTTATTCTTTGCAATCGCAGTCGGCTGGGAATAGGGGGTTAAGGCATGGCAACAACTGAGCAAATAAAACGCATGAACGATATTAATGATCTGATAAAGCTTATCGCAAGCATTGATCATCGTACATTCTACCGCAAGTCAAAGGATCGCATAGCGTATTTCAGATTTAAGAAAAAACTGTTCTTCGTTGATGATTACACGGGGGATGACGTTTACCCGTATGAAATGGGATACGGTAGTCCAAACGGTTTTTCGCATGGAGGCAACATGTGGCAACTGGTCAACAGCTTTCGAAAGTTCATCATAACAGGGAAATGCGGCGAGCTGAGGGATTATAAAGAAATATGGGCTTACAGCTATGAAGGATGTATGAAGATCCGTCAGAAGGCGAAGGAGATCGGTTTCATTGAAAGCGTTGATTACGCCTACAGTTTTGATGAATGGGCTGATAGTAAATGATCGAATACAGCTGCCCTGAATGTGGTCACAACGAATTAGATATAAAAATCCGCCCAGATGCTTGCTGCCCGAAATGTGGCTGCAACATGGGCGTTGAGGAGGAAATAGCGTGAAACTGGATTACATGCAGGCTTTCGAACAAGCATTGGCTGTCTTCCGTGAAAAGCACGGACCGGAAACAGGCGGCATTCTGCTGATGTGTCATGTGCATGAATTTCTACAAAATACCGTCGGTGGGCGGAAATAAGGGAGAGATACAAATGGGATTAGATATTAGAGTGTTTAAAAATTTGAAGGTTGTTGAAAATCCTCAATTAGATGAAGACGGGTACGTTGAAAATTGGGAGACGGAATGGACACCGGGCGAAAGTATGAAATGGTCGGAAGAGCACTTTCCGGGTCGTGGTGAGGGTGTTGATCCGGACAAAGTTTATACATGGGAAGAAAGCTCTGGATTCCGTGCAGGTAGCTACAGCGGATACGGCTGGTGGCGTCGCAAATTAGAAGAATTTAAGGGAGACACCGCCTTTCAGGAGTTAATCAATTTTGCAGATAATGAGGGCACGATAGGACCTGTCGTTTCTAAAAAGCTGGCAAAAGACTTCAACGAACACGCCGATGCGGCCCGCGAATACGCCAGAACATTAGGCGATGCAGGGGAAGTGTGGCTCTACTTGTATGATGATTGGAAAAAAGCTTTCGAAATGGCATCTGAAAACGGAGCGGTTGATTTTTATTAAAAAAATCCGCCCAGATGCCTGCTGTCCGCATTGTGGCTGCAACATGGGCGTTGAGGAGGAGATTATTTATTGATAAAATAGGATGATTAGGAAAATATTGAAGTATGGAAGTGGGAAGATTGAAATGGAAAAAAATTCAAGTGAATTGTTAAGTTATTTTGAAGTGCCTAGCTACGTTATTTCGCTAGTAGGTCTCGCTTTGTATCTGATTAAGATTTTACACCCCATTACTCTTTTTTCTTCGAATGTTGTTGAGCAGAAATTATTTTCAAAGGAACGGTTGTTTTTCGTAGTTGTTTGTAAATACTTTGCTTACGGATTATATTTTGGAATCTTATTCTTTTGTTTATCTATATCTTTTAATGACAGTTTTGGTTGGACTTATAATGAAGTAAGAAATGATGTTTCTCTTATATTTATAGCATTAATAATAATGTTCTCATTAATAGCAAACGAAATTCAAAACACAGAAAATGTTTTATTTAAAGCAAGGTCTAATAAGATTATTAAGTTATTAGTTTTTTTGCTGTACTTGATCGCTTCATTCACCTTTTATATCAATTCTGCTTTGTTGATAGTATTTTCTGAGTATGAGAATTCACGATGGCAAATATTTGCGTTATTAATTTTATTTTTAATTTGTGCAGCTATCCCTTTCATTTCGATTCCTGTTATAAAATTCATTAATGGGTCAACTAAAAAAGCGGTATATATAAAAGATAAAAATAACGAGGAATGGTTTATATTACATCCAATAAACAAGGAAATCGTTTTATTAGGGGATAACAGCGATCCCAAAAGGTGTGAAAAAACTATGTTTAAAAAAATAGAAGATATATATAATGAACCGATCACACTAATAATAGAAGATAATTAAGTCCAAGACGGAAAGCCTGCGGACACTGATCATTGCACAGAGGAAAATCTGCGCTTTGGTTGGTGTCCGTTTTTTATTTGAAAGGACGGCATGAAGCGGGGAAAGAAAAAGTTTAATAAAGACGCACAGGAACGTTCAGAACGGTTTTGAAACAATTGATGAACACTAACATGTAAACACTAAGACGCGGCAAAGGCGGCGCTTATAAACGCAGAAAGTAAGAAGGGGAGTTTCAGGATGAAATACGGTTTTGGTTATAAAAACGGAAAGCTTGTAAATATCTTTTGCGGGAGAGAAGAGCTCTTTAATGAGTTGAAAAACTTCTTGGTTAAAACCTTCAGCTTAAAAGTTTCAGAGGTATCTAGGCACCAATATATTGCTGAACAAAAAAATAACAACTGGAAAGATACGTATTCACTTTGAAATAAAGGAATGACAAACAATGCAGGATTTAATCATTGAATATAAAAGAGCGTTAAAAGAAGCGAGAAAGATGTACCGGGCATTCTCGGAACCGTCAGAAATTGAAATGACAGCTGAACAAAAGAACGAGAAGAAGATCATTGGCAGTATGATCAGTGATATTGAATTCACTCTCGAATGGCTGCAGAATGGAAGACAACCGGGCGCCCGCCGGGGAGCTGACAGAAGGGACGTCTATCAAAGAACAATTTTGGCTGATCCTCATATCATTGATGCTATGCCAGAAGAATATGCGATCAATCAGGAGCCAGAAGGAGAGGTAAGCGACTGGGATAAAGAAAGAGTTGCAGATGCCCTTGCTGTCCTTACTGAAAGAGAGAAGGACATTTTCCTCATGCATACGGTGCAAAACATGTCTTTTGAAGAGATCGCCCAGATGCTGAACATTAAGAAAGGAACAGTGCAGAAAAACATTGAGCGTTCCCGATTGAAAATGAAAAATAGAGCAGAACACAGCCTATTCTGTTTAGCATGAATAGGCTCTTTTTTACTAGAAAAATAATGAAAAAAGCCCATTAAATTACTTGACTTAAGTAAAGTTATGAAGTATAATTAAAATATAGAAAGGAGGGAAAGAAAGTGGCTGAAATCGCATTGGTACTGGGGATTATCCTTACAGCTCTCACGGCTGTTGAAAAAATCCTCATCATAAGAGAAAAGATCAAAACAAAAAAGCCCAAAATCAAAAAACGCCGTCGACCAAGAAAGCGCAGATGATTTTGAGCCGAGGGAGAAGGTAGCGCTTCTCCCTTGCTCTAAGTATAACAAATCCAGCGAATAAAGAAAAATACTTGAAAGCCAGCCACTTTCAAAAAATGAAAAGTGTACAGTCCACTACCGATATTGTTGTTCTTCTCGCCCTAGCCTATATGCTGTTTTTCCGTCAGGATGTAGCAGCGGGACCGTTGAAAACAGCTCTCGACATCAGTCTAATCATTTTGTTTATTGTTTCAATCATTGAAAAAGCATTTTCCCTTTACTTGAAATATCGTGAGAGAAAAGGATGATTCAAAAGTGTACAAGCCTAAAGAGCGTGATGCAATAAAGAAGTTCTTAAAAGAAGAGATACTCAATACAAGCGAAGCGCTAGAAATATTGGGGTTTACTCGTCAGTATCTGAACCAGTTAGTAAAGAACGGGGAATTGGAGCCAATGAAAGAAATGCCTCGTGACAGGCTTTTTCTGAAAGAGGATATTTTGGATTTTCAAAAGAATAGACGGAAATGAGCATCCGAAAAATAGGGTGCTTTTTTCATGTGGTGAACAATATTCATTGGAAAAAATTCAATATTTTCCATAAACTTATATTGACGGTGGTAAATATAAGTGTTATAATTAAAGTATCGAAAGGAGGTGTTAACGAGCATGGAAATCGTTGAATTCATCCTTAGGGATACAGCTTGGTTAGTCGGAATTCTCGTTGGGATTACGACACTGATCAAGAACATCAAAGACCTAAAGGGTGAAAAAAACAAAAAACGACGTTCTCCCGGCAAGAAGAAACGTCGCAATTAACTCATGAGGGGAATCATTTCCCCTTCTTGTATTATAACATTAAACAAAACCATTGAAAAATTCCATGCTCGGGGATAATGAAAAAAATATTAGACTCAACAACACTGTTATTTTTCGTCTTGTTCTGCTTACAATTCGCTCGTATGGACTATAACAACCTGACTGTACTGGACATAATATCAATAGTACTGGCATTTATCTGGCTCACGCTGACGATTATAAACGTAGTTATGAAATGGAGGAATTCAAAGGATGGATAAGTTTGTATTTAGTGATGTCGAAGAATTGAGAGAGTTCCTTGATAATGAAGTCATAACCACCTCGGAAGCGATTGAAATCATCGGATGCAGTCGTCAAAATCTTAAACAGCTAGTTGATCATGGAACGCTGAAGCCAATCAAAACAACGAATAGAGATCGTCTCTTCTTAAGAAAAGATATTACGGCTTATAAAAAGAAACGTTAATTGCATCTATAATAAAATGATGTTTTTTCGTCTTACAGTTGCCACCTATTTATGAAGGGCGCTTTCGTTCGACAAATTTTGCAAATAGTTCCTTTGTCCTACTCCTTGACCGATAATATGGTGGGAGGTGAGAAAATGAAAATTAAAGTAGTAATGGATAGCGGTAAGGAATATGTTACCGATAAATTTGAAGATGCAGAAGCATTTCACTCGGCGCTAACAGCACATTTAAAAGTATCAAACGGCTCAAGATATACTTTTATGACCATTTCGGAAGGCAATGTAATTAATGTATCTCATATTTCATCTTACGAATTAATAGATTAATTTAGAAGTCGTCACTCTTTTGGAGTGGCGTTTTTATATTCTCTGTAAACTGATTCCGGTAAATCTCAGGATAGACTATTGGCGGCTAACGGCTTGAGTGCGGGGTCAGTTTAGAGTGAATATCTTCTCCAAAACAAACACGAATTAGAAGGGGGCGGCGGTGAATGTAAATGGCAGAAAAGCATATTCAGGCGCAGAAAGATTACGTCAAAGGTATGAAATACAAGGAGCTTGCCGAAAAGTACGGGGTGTCTGTTAACACCATTAAGTCATGGAAACAACGGCATGGCTGGGAAAGAAAAAAGGGTGCACCCATAGAAAAAAGTGTGCACACAAAAAAAGGCGGGCAGCCAGGTAACAAGAATGCATTAGGAAACAAAGGCGGCGCTGCCCCGGCAAGAAATCAGAATGCATCAACACATGGCTTTTTCTCGAAATATCTGCCAGAAGAAACGCTGTCCATTATGGAAGAGATTCAGGAGCGTTCGCCTGCTGATATGATATGGGATCAGATACAAATTCAATATGCAGCCATTATCCGAGCGCAGCGCATCATGTTTGTGCAGGATAAAGATGATCTTGCTAAAGAGCTTAAAAAAGCGAAATACGTTTATCATCAAGATGAGGACGAAGATGGCAATCTAACATATGAAAAAACCATTGCAGAAGAAGAACTTGAAATACAATTCGCGTGGGATCGTCACGCTACTTTACTTAATGCTCAATCTCGGGCAATGGGAGAGCTCAGGAGCTTGATCAAGCAATTTGATGATTTAGCCCATTCAGAAGATGAAAGACGGCTTAAATTGGAGCAGATGCGCTTAAATATCAACAAGACAAAGGCGGAAGTAGAACGGCTAACCAATAATGAAGATGATGCATCATTCGAAATTATCATCAAGGATAAGGGGGGACGCTGATGGAAAAAGAAGTGAATCCCCGTTTTAGAAACTTTCTTTTTGATTGGTCGCAAAAGTTTTATTTCCTTGTCGGTGGTTATGGATCATCGAAAAGCTATCATGTTGCTCTTAAACTCGTTTTAAAACTGATACAAGAAAAACGGACAGCCTTAGTCGTCCGGGAAGTTTACGACACGCACAGGGATTCGACATTTTCATTATTTGAAGAGATCATTACTGACTTAGGTTTGGATCATAAAATCCGATGCGTTAGCTCGCCTATGCAAATAAGATTCCCTAACGGCAGTAAGATCATCTTTAAAGGCATGGACAAGCCAGCGAAGCTGAAATCAATCAATAACATATCTATTGTATGGATTGAAGAGTGTTCAGAAGTGAAATACGACGGTTTTAAAGAGCTGTTGGGACGTTTACGTCACCCGACTTTGCAACTTCATATGATCCTCTCGACAAACCCTGTCAGTAAGGGGAATTGGTCGTATAAACACTTTTTTAAAGATGACACTAATCAGTTTTTTGTCTTGGATGACGAAGAACTATACAAAGAGAAAACGATCATAAGAAACAAAACCTATTATCATCACTCGACTGCTGATGATAATTTATTTTTGCCCGAAAGCTATATTGAACAGCTAGAAGACTTGAAAACTCATGATCCAGACCTTTACCGCGTTGCCCGGAAAGGTCGTTTTGGCGTTAACGGAAAGCTTGTACTGCCGCAATTTGAAGTGATGGAGCATGAAGAAGTCATGAAATTGATCAGGACAATCGACAAGCCAGTTTTAAAGAATGGTATGGACTTTGGTTTCGTGGATTCATATAACGCCTTGGTTCGTATGGCGATCGACCATAAGGAGAGGATCCTGTACATCTACTGGCAGTATTACAAAAACGATACGACCGACGACAAAACGGCAGAGGACTTGAAAGAACTTAAGCGAGTTTTGATCAAGGCAGACAGCGCCGAGCCTAAAACGATTCGATTCTTCAGGCAACAGGGCTTTCTCATGAAAGCTGCAAAGAAGTTTCAAGGCTCGCGTTTGCAATACACCAAGAAAGCAAAACGTTTCAAAAAAATTATTTGCTCCGATCAATGTCCCGATGTCGTTAGGGAACTGAAGGACCTCACGTTCGCAGTGGACAAAGACGGAAACATCATCGAAGACGAATTCAACATTGACCCACATACATTCTCGGCTATTTGGTACGGCTTAGATGATTACGAGGTATCAAGCCTTAAAGGGCATGGGGTAACAAGGAGGTTTAGAGGTTGATAAAATTCTTGGGTCAGATCAGACAAAATGGCGTATCAGGGGAATTAATCTCCCAAATTATCGAAGAGCATAAACCGGATCATATAAGAATGAAACAACTTTATGACCGTTATAAGGCTGAGGTTCAGGGCGTTCCGATTCTTAACAGGAAAGCAATTGAATATGAAGACTTTGAGACGGGCCGAGTGAAAAGAATTGATCACAAGGTCAATAATAAACTGAACAACTCGTTTGATTCAGAAATCGTTGATACAAAAGTTGGTTATCTCTTCGGGCATCCGATCATATATGAATTTGATGACAAAAGAGAAACGGGAACGACATCGCCTGTTAAACAATTGATTGATGATTTTAACACTTTGAATAACACGGCTGATGAAGATAGTGAATGGGGAAAAATGGCGACCATTTGCGGTTATGGAGCGCGCCTTGCCTATGTTGATCGAACAGGCGTAGAACGGATTAAAAATATTGATCCGTGGGAAGCGGTTTTTATCAGTGATGGGAACATTCATGAGCCAGAGTATGCATTGAGATACTTCTCTGTTTATAACGGTCAACAGAAAGCGGAATTTTATGATCAAAAATATGTGTACTATTTCAGCACAAAAGATAGTTCAGCTTTTACGCTTGATGAGAAAAAACTACACATGTTCGACGGCTGCCCTTTATTCGGGTTAGCGAACAATAAAGAATTAAAAGGCGATGCCGAAAAGGTATTGTCTCTTATTGATGCTTACGATCGTACATTATCAGACGCTTCAAATGAGATTGAGCAATACAGGCTTGCTTATTTAATACTCAAAGGGCTTGGAGCTGATGAGGATACGCTTGAGCAGCTTAAAGAAACTGGGATTCTTGAATTATATGACGAAAAAGATGACGTTAGCTATCTGACAAAGGATATAAACGATGCCATTATTGAGAATCACTTGGACCGGTTGGAAGAAAACATTCTCCGTTTTGCAAAATCGGTCAATTTCTCTGATGAATCATTTGGCGGGAACGTCACAGGCGTTGCAATGAAATATAAACTGATGGCACTTGAAAATAAATGTATCACAATGGAACGGAAAATGACTGCTGCCCTCCGTTATCAGTACAAACTGATTTTTTCAGCGTGGGGAACGAGAAAAAAAGCAGACGCAAGCGAGTATCTGAAAGTCTGGTTTGGCTTTAAACGGAACCTTCCCGCCAATGTACTGGAAGAGGCACAAACAACAACGCAGCTTAAAGGAAACATCAGCGAAGAAACCCGCCTTTCTCTCCTGTCGTTTGTTGATGATGTTCAGTATGAGTTGCAGAAGATGCAAGAAGAGGAAGAGGAGTATAGAAACAGTATGCCACCGTTAACTGACATTAGTACAGATTCAGGCGGTGATGAAGATGAACCAGAATGAGATAGATAAGTACCTGGACGACATGATCGCAGATGATTGCAAAAAGATTGATGTCGTCTTTGCTCAACGTTTGAAAGAGATTAATCAACAAATAGCTGCCATGTACGCGAAATACAGCAGAGACGGTCAGTTATCCATGGCTGATGTGAGTAAATACAACCGTTTCAAAAAAGAAATGGAGCGTATGACCGAGGAATCCAGCAAGGCTTTCAAAACAATCCTCACAATCGTTGTAGCAATGGCGGCCAAACAATTCCTAGAGAATTATATGCGTTCTGCCTACTTGTACGAGATGGAGGCTGCGGTTAGTTTAGGATTCAGCATACCGACAGTCGAAGTAATCAAGCAGGCTATTTTAAACCCGATAGCTGAACTGACTCTCACGGCCTTATACAAGCGACACCGGGATGATTATGTCCGGCAAATTCAAATTTCCGTTGCTCAGGGTATTCAGGCGGGTGAAGATTACTCCAAGATTGCCCGGCGTATTGAAAGAACGACTGAATTTGCCCGCAGAAAAGCCCGTGACGTGGCGAGAACCGAGACTCATAGGGTACAAGTATCAGCGAGGTTGCAAAGCGCTGAGAAGGCTTCTAAAAAGAGCAATCTCGAAAAGATGTGGAATGCGACTCTTGATCTTAAAACTCGATCCGGTCACAGGAAGCTTGATGGCAAGACTGTTGAACGAAACGGGCTTTTTAAATCAATATATGGCGGCATCGGTCCAGCACCGGGGCATATGAACAACGCTAAAGATGATATTAACTGCCGTTGTACGATCGCTTTCAAAGTGAATGGCATTTTGCCGGATACGAGAAGGGCACGTAAGCGTGGCAATGGAGCTGGCGAAATTATCTCTTACCAAACCTATGAAGAGTGGTATGAAAAGATTTCTAAGGAAACAAATAACAATTGAAGGATACTATGTTATTCTCTTATTAAATTTAATTTAATTGGAGAGTGTGGACATGGAGTATGATATCAGCTGTATTCCTGAAAAAGCATTTAAACATGCATTGGATTTATTGAAGAAAAAAAGGATTATCCTGGATGAAAACACGTATTTAGGAAGCATTTATTTTAACAAAGCAAGTATTGAATTAATAGAAACCTTTAAAAAAATGGGCTATGAAGGAACATTAGATAGCTATGCTGTTTATTTTAATACGTATGGAGCTGTCTATGCCATTTTTGATACAGAGTACTTTCCGGATTATAAAAAAGTCAAAGCGTACTTAGAAAATTATGTAGAAAACTATGCGAAATAAATTACTTCCGTCCTGAGCACGACGTAAAAAGGCTTATTTTTCATGCACTCATAACAGGCGCGCACTGTAGAGGGCAAAGGAGGAAGAAACGTAATGCCAACATTAGAAGATGTGAAAAAATTTCTCGAAGAAAATAAAGAGAACGAAGAAGTGAAAGCATTTGTAGGAGAACTTTCGGCCGTATCAGCAGATAAGGTGGAAGGGTTCCTTGAAACAGACGAAGGGAAACGACTTATTCAGCCCCGGTTGGATTCTCATTTTACAAAAGGCCTTGATACGTGGAAGGCGAACAACCTCGATGCTCTGGTTGATGCAAAGGTAAAAGAGCTTTATCCGGAGGAAACAGAGGAACAAAAGCGCATCAGGAAGCTGGAGAAAGAACTGGAAGATCAAAAGACAGCAGCACAACGTGAAAAGCTTTTAAACAAAGCTGTTTCTTATGCTTCTGAAAAGCAATTGCCTGCCGATGTGGTTGAGTTCTTTATCGGTGAAGATGAAGATTCCACCATGAAGAACCTGGGCGTATTTGAAGAAAAGTACACTGCTGCACTTCAAGCAGCGATTGACGGAAAGTTCAAAGAAAATGGCCGTGATATTGATTCTGGTAGCAGCACGCCAACCAATCAAAATTTAGACATCAGTTCACTTGCTGCTGAAGCAAGCATTAGAAAATAAGGAGGGCTATTAATATGCCAACATTCGATCCAAACAATGTATTAATGCAAGATTCAGTTAACGGAAAGGTTCCAACTGAACAAGGGACATTAGTATTAAAGGAGTTCATGACGCAATCGGCGGTTACACAACTAGCAAAATATGAAGAAATGAATAAACCGGTGAAAGAATTCACGTATTTAGCTTCTGGACCAGGCGCTTATTGGGTTGGAGAAGGCGAGAGAATCCAAACGTCTAAGGCTCAATGGTTAACTGCAAAAATGGTTTCTAAGAAATTGGGTGTTATCATCCCTGTTTCTAAAGAATTCTTGCGCTACTCTGTAACTGATTTCTTCACACAAATGCGTCCGGCTATTGCTGAAGCCTTTGCTATTAAATTCGATCAGGCTGCGTTATTCGGTGTCGATTCACCATTTGGTCAGGGTGTTTCTGTATTCGAGAGAATCAAGGCATCTGGTAACTCTGTTGTTTTAAACTCACTTGGCAATTTATATGACGAGCTTAATGGAGTAATGGCGCTAGTTGAGGATGCTGATAAGGATGTAAACGGCTTTACAACAACACGCCGATTCCGTCAAAAACTTCGTGGTACTAAGGACGGTAACGGGCTTCCGATCTTCAACGATGCAACAGGTGGTGCAACACAGCAGGCTCTTGGACTTCCGATCGGTTATGTTGATTCTAAGTCATGGGATTACGAAAAAGCGACATTGCTTGCAGCTGACTGGAATTACACACGTTACGGCATCCCTCAAGGCATGGAATACAAAATCTCTGAGGATGCAACATTGACAACAATTGTTGATGCAGACGGAAACCCAATCAACTTGTATGAGCGTGACATGGTTGCTCTTCGTGTGACTCAGCAAGTCGGTTTCATGACTCTGACTGATGATGCATTTGCAGCCCTAACACCAGAGACGGCAGGGGCGTAAGCTTATGGGATACACATCTAAAAACTATAAGACTAATAACGGCGATAAATTTGTGGTTGGCGGCGAATTAGAAATCAAACCAGGCGCAAAGGTGACCGGCTTGCCCGGTTCATCGCCCGCCGATAAAAGCATTAAATCAGAGATGATCGGCGATGGGGAAGTAAAGAACATCAATATCGGTGACGGTTCTGTTCAAAGTCGAAACATCGGGTCCGGCAGTGTGCAAAACGCAAATATCGCTGCAAAGGCTGTTACGTTAGCCAAGCTTGGTGATGATGTAACAGCCAAACTCACTGATATTGAAAATCGTCTAAAGGCATTGGAAGGAGGCGGCGCGTGATATGAAAATATCTAACGGCTCTAAAACAATTGAATCTACTGAAAAGGCGTTTGACGTGGTTTATTCTGCTTTAGGATTTAAGAGAGTGGATGAATCCAAACAAGCTGAGGTGAAAGAGCAACAGGCCAACCTTCTTGATATGACCGAGGCTCAACTGCAAAAAGTAAACAAAGATGAAATCGTTGCTTTCCTGAAAGAGAACGAATACGAATTTGACCCAAAAGCGCCTAAAGACGAACTGATCAAAATTGTCTTGGGCGAAGAGTAGGTGATTGGAGTGGACATCCAACAAGTAAAGCGCATGTCAGGGATTACCACAAATAAGCATGATGCATATTTGTCGGAGATAGTCCCTATTTTAATTGAGTTTGCCAGTGACTTTTGCAGCAACAAATTTGATCCACAGGCACTACCGGCTGGCGTGAAGCTTTTTGTTGCAAAGGCAGCAGAATACAACATGACGCCAACCGGACTCTCGGGGAGAAGCATGGGTGATGTATCCTATTCGTACAATACAGAGTTTCCTCGGCACATTACAAAGAATCTCACACCATATCGAAGGCTGAGAGTCAAATGATGTACGATGAATTCCCGCATGTCATCACGTTTCAGCGAATGGAAAAGGTGCCAGACGGTGGCGGGGGCTACGTTGAAAAATTTACTGATTACATCACGACAGAGGCTTTTGTTGGCGGGGTTACTTCCCGAGAATATTATCAGGCTCAACAGCTTCAGAACCCCATTGATTGCAATGTGTACTACCCATATCGGACTGATATCGAGAAAACTATGAGAATCATCTACGAAAATCAGATACTTACTCTCAAATCAGCACCGATCGACCAAGGCGGCATGCATGAAATTATGAATCTTAAATGCGAGGTTACGGGGATGTTGAGCGGCGATGGCACGAGTTAGCGGCAGATGGGTCAGGCAAATGAATAGAGCTACAGACGAGTTCAGAGACAGAGTTATGGAAAGTGCAAAACAGCTTGTCACCGATACGGCTGAGTTGATTTATAGCCATGCGGTTTTAAATGCGCCAACTGCCACGATAGATGGCGGTAATCTGAAAAATTCAATCGAGATCGACTATCAGAACGGCGGCTTAACGGCCGTTATTTCTGTTGGCGCTGATTATGCAATTTATGTCGAATACGGCACCGGTATCTATGCGGAAGAAGGAGGCGGCCGGCAGACACCTTGGGTTTATTACGACACCAAGCTTAACCGGTGGGTTATGACACGAGGAATGAGGGCGCAGCCATTCTGGAATCCGGCAATTGATGAAGGAATGCGTTATTTTGCCAGTCAAATGTGATAGAAAGGAGCTGTCATTATGCGATCTGCCCTGTGGCCGTTGCAGGCTGCTATATTCGAAAGGTTATCTACTGATGAAGAGCTGAACGTACGCGTCACAGGCGTGTTTGATGCAGTCTCGAAGGATCAACAAAAACCATACGTGACAATGGGGGACGATGATGTTGCCCCATTTGAAACGAAAACGTCTAACGGTGAAGAAATTAATGTCGTTCTGCATTGTTGGAGCGATTACAACGGAAAAAAAGAAGCGCAGCAGGTTCTTTCTCTGATGCTTCAAGCATTAACAAACAAGCCCCTAGAAATAGAGGGCTTTTCTTTATGCCGTTTTGTCATGCGGGGAATGCAGGTCATCACCGATATAGACGGATACACAAGACACGGCATTCTCAGAATGCGTTACATCATAAACAATTGAGAGGATGAAAGAAATGGCAGACTTATTAAACGGTAAAGATGAGATTTTCTTTGTGCAGCCAATGGATGCAAAAGATGGAGAAGGTCTATTTATTGCCTTTCAGACGGAAGGATCACACACGAAAGAACAAGATACACTTGACGAGTCCACAAAGTCAGGCCGGATCGTTGGATACGGTACGAAAAACGAAAGCTTTGAACTGACGTATTTTGCTGCCGTTACCGACCCAGGACAAGAAGCAATTGAACAAGCATTTGACGACGAAAAAGCAATTAAAGTCTGGAAGGCGAATATCAACAAAAACGCAGAGGACAAACATCCTGCTGTTTATGGGCATGCGATTATCGAAAGTTTAGAGTCGAGCTCTCCACAGGATGGCTTTGTTGAAGTATCAGTCACTTTACCGGTATTAGGAAAAACTTTTAAGGGAGAATTGCCAGCGATCCCTGATGATGTGTTGGCCACAATCAAATCATCGGCCGGCGCTAAAGCCTTTGAAGATTTCGGCACTAAAAGCACTACGCCCTAATGCGCCCCAAAATCTATCGTTCACGGCTATGACTGACAGCGTGACCGTGAAATGGGATGCGGTAGATGGGGCGACTTCTTATAAGGTCTACAGGGGAGCGGGCAAGCAACTGGACGCAACTGTCTCAGGCACATCCCACACCTTGACAGGAATTGCGGCCGACACGAAACTGACGGTCAACGTCTCTGCTGTGAACGATGCGGGCGAGTCCTCAATGACTGAGATTGTCACACAAACACAAGCGGTTACGCCCTAATACACCCCGTAATATAACCACGACAAGCGTCACGTCTAACCAAGTGGGTTTTAAGTGGGACGCGGTGAAAGGGGCGACATCGTACAATATTTATCGGTTTTATGCCAAGGTAGCGACTGTCACAACGAATTCGTACACGTCAAATCCTAATCTTTCCCCGGACACTTCTTATATTTTCAATGTGTCGGCGGTGAATGCTGTAGGGGAGTCGGAGAGGTCGGCGAACTATACGATTCGGACAAGCAAAGAAACATAGGGGCCCAGCTGATGCTAGGGCTCTTTTTAACATACAAAAAATTATTCGGGGGTTTTTATAAATGGCTTACTTAACTATTGACGGAAAAGATTATACTGCACGTTGTGATTTTGCATTCGACAGAACAGCAAACGAAAAATATGCGAAAGAAGATAAAAACGGCGATAAATCAGGAGGTACGTTATCAATTTACATCAGCTTATTAAACGATGACGCCGTTTACCTATCAGCGTTCTGGGATTGTGCGCTTGCTTATTTGAAGAAAGGGAGACCGTCTGTAGAACAAATTGAGGATGCTATCGCTCAAATTATTAATGACGATGAGACTGGGACAGCGGTTGATAATTTGGTGAAAGAAGCATTTAACACATTGGATTCTGCTGGTTTTTTCAAAGGAAAGGTCCGTCAGCACTGGAAGATGCTCGAGAAAATTGGGGAGCCGAAGAAAGCCAGTCCGAACGAGACGCCGGAGATGGAAGCCAAGCGATTGGAAGAGGACGAGAGCAACAAGGAAATGTTGAAGATGATGAAAGATGCGTACAACGAGAAAAAGGAATTGACTATGACCAAGTAATTACAAATTCTGCTCATTGGCTTGGAGTTTGCGATGTGGATTTGATCATGTCATGGACTCCTAATGAGTACAAACTTTTACTCAAAGGTGCCAAACTTCGGGAGATCGACGAATTGGAGCGTATGGCTAAAAACGCAATGTTTCACCGTTACGCTATGAATGAGAAGCGCCCGAAAGAAACAAAAATGTTTGATGCACGGAAAGCAAGACGCCAGTTAGAACGTAATATCACTGGTGATAACGATAAGTGGCGCCAGTCAGATGTCAATGAGCTCGGCAAACGTGCGAAAGGCGTTCAACGGTTTAATGACGCTATACGTGCTCGTTTCAGTAAGCAAGAAACCAAGGAAAAGGGGTGAAGATATGATCGAAAGATTGACAGCTATCGTTGAAGCTCAAACAAACAGATTTAATAGAAATATGGATCGGGTCAATGACATGATGCGTCGGATGACCGATCACCATACTGTTGAAGTTGATGCCGAAATTGCTAGTTTTCAATCAAGGGTGAGGCAGGCGGAACAGCAGATTGATAGATTTATTCACCGGCACGAAAGAACCCGTGTTGATTTAGATGCAGACTCAGACCCCTTGACGCGAGCTGTTTCAACAGCAAGGACAGCATTAGCCTCGTTGCGAAACCGAGTTACGACCAATATAAATGGTGATACATCAGATTTAACAAGATCAGTTGCCGTTGCACGAGCAGAAACTAGTTCCTTACCTAACCGAGTATGGATTCATATTGAGGCCCGAATTGATCGCTTTGAAAACTCTATGAATCGCCTTGCTAAGATCACTAACTCAGTTTCAACTGTCATCGGTCATTCGCTTGCAGGAGCTTTCACAGCCTTATTGCCAGCAGCTTCGCCAGTGCTTGCCAGCATTACTGGGGCTATTGGTGCCTTGGGACCGATGCTCGGAGTGGCAGCCGGCGGCGTTATGGGCCTCGGTAGTGCTTTTGCGACGGCTGGCACAGGTGCTATGGCTTTTGGAGCGCTTGCCATGACTTCTATAGGCGATGTATTTAAAGCCTCTGAAGACCTGGCCAAGCTTCAGGAAAAGCTGGATAATGCAACGAGCGCAAAAGAACGCGCTAAAATCATGGAACAGATCAATAATCTGCAAAAGTCTCTCGGAAAAGAAGAGAAAAAAGCGCTGGACACACTGGAAGACTTCAAAAGTAATTGGCAGGACATCGCGAAAACGGTGCAAAAGCCAATTCTGAAAACATTCACGAGTTCGCTTACAACTTTTAAAGGCGTACTGAATAGTTTACGGCCTATGTTCAAGAACGTGGCCAATGGCGGCGTTCAATTAGCAAAAAGCATGAATGCAGCCTTCAAAGATGCCGATATGAAACGGTTTATCGGTTACATGAACAAAAATGCGGGCCAAGCATTCGTAACATTCGGAAAGATCGCCGGAAACGTCCTACGAACAGTCATGAATTTATTTGTCGCCTTTGGTCCTCTTGGAAACAACATGGCAGCCGGAATGGAAAAAGCAACAGCCTCATGGGTGAAATGGTCAGCCAATTTGGGTTCATCTGAGAAATTTCAATCATTTATAGAATATACGAAAACAAACGGACCTAAATTGTTGCAGATCATCAGGAATCTGTCAGGTGGATTGACAAAGCTATTCACTGGGTTTGCTCCGATGTCCCAAGACATGATGACATCCCTTGTCGATATGACAAAACGTTTCAATGAGTGGGCCGGCAGCGTCACCAAAACAAAGGAATTCCAATCATTTATCGACTATATCAAAACAAATGGTCCTACTGTTTGGAGCACAATAGGCCAGATAGCCAAGACAATTATCAATTTGCTTGTGGGTATGGCGCCACTAGGACAATCAATCTTACAAACTGTAAACAGCTTTCTTAAACTAACGAATGCAACTATGGAGGCAAACCCCGCAATCGGTCATTTCATAGCAGTTGCCATTTCGTTAATTGGAGCTTTAAGAGCCATCGTTCCAGCCATGGTTGCTGTTAGCGCCGTAACAAACGGTTTTAAAGACTTTCTGACAGCAGCAAGATATATCAGAACATTCCGTGATACAGCGGCTGGCGTGAGGTTAGTGGGTATGATTGCTTCGATGAAATCCGGGATCGTTGCAGCTGCACAATTTACTAAACAAATGGCTGTGACAGCCGCATCATCTACAGCTAACGCCGTGAAAATGGCAGCTTCATGGACTGCAATGAAAATAAGCGCTTTCGTGACAGCTCTTAAAAATGGAATAAAGCAAATGTTGCTATGGATTAAGCAAATGGCCGTCATGGCGGCTCAATCTGTAGCTCAAGCCACACGAATGGCAGCGGCATGGACTGCGGCGAAAATCAGCAGCTTTATTTCATTCTTGGCGGCCGGCATTAAACAAATGATCCTATTCGGTAAACGGCTTGTGATTCTAGCGGCTCAATCACTTGCACAGGCGGCGAGAATGGCAGCGGCTTGGGTTATTGCGATGGGACCTGTCGGATGGATAACGGCGGCTGTTGTCGCATTAGTTGTCTTGATCATAGCAAACTGGGACAAGGTGAAGGAATATACGCTTAAAGTGTGGGGCGTTATTTCACAGTGGCTTAAATCAGTATGGGAAGGCATCAAAACGGCGGCCACGACGACATGGAATGCAATAACGAATTTCTTCTCTACCGTTTGGAACGGGATTGTATCAGGAGCTAAAACCATTTGGGGCGGCTTGCTGGCCTTTTTCAAATGGGAGTTCAATCTCTATAAAACTATTTTCACAACAGTATGGAACGCGATAAAGACCTTTGCTTCAACAGTATGGAACGGAATCGTCAAGACAGGTAAAACAGTCTGGAATGGTTTAAAAACGTTCTTCACAACTTTGTGGAATGGAGTAAAGAAAGTCTTTACCACAGTATGGAATGTTATAAAGTCAGCGACCACTTCTGTTTGGAAAGGAATTGTCTCAGCAGGAAAGTCCATTTGGAATGGGTTAAAGACATTTTTCAACAACTTCCTTAATGGTCTAAAAAAGATATTTACGACTGTTTGGAACGGTATTAAGACATCTGTCACGGCCGTATGGAAAGGCATCGTTTCTGCCGGAAAAACTATATGGAACGGACTGAAAACGTTCTTTAACAATTTCCTTAACGGATTGAAAAAAATCTTTTCAACTATCTGGAATGGAATAAAGACAGCTGTGACAACCATTTGGAAGGCTATCGTTACATCAGGAAAAGCCACTTGGAATGGATTAAAAACATTCTTCACTAATTTTCTTAATGGATTAAAGAGAATTTTCTCTACCGTGTGGAATGGGATTAAAACAGCAGTAACTTCCATCTGGAAAGCGTTAAATTCAACAGCTAAAACAATCTTTAATGCTATGAAAAATGCTATCACAAACATCATGAACAACGTTAAGACCAAAATAAAGAGCATTTGGAATAGCGTTATGAGCTTTTTCAAAGGAATAAACCTGGTTTCCATTGGCCGGAACATTATACAAGGCTTGATTAATGGTATAGGTAGCATGGCGGGTGCATTAGCTAGCAAGGTAAAATCTATGGCTAATGCAGTACCGAATGGTATGAAAAAAATGCTTGGAATCCATTCTCCTTCCAGAGTTATGCGTGATCAGGTTGGTTATCATGTCGGAACTGGTATGGCTGCGGGTATTGATAAATCTCAGGCAAAAGTTAAAGCGGCGGCGGCCAGGGCAGCAAAAGCAGCACAAAAAGCGGCCGAAGTAAAAGTAAACAATAAAATTAAGAATGCTGAAGTGAAATATGACACCAAGAAAATGGGTGCCGATACTTACATCAAGACTTTGCAGAAGATCCAAAAACAGAACAAATTAACAAGTGATCAGAATCGGAAAATCCAACGAGAAATATATCAAGCATCGAAAAGTGCCTCTGATAAACAAAAGAAACTTTTGAAAGAGCAGCAACGCAAGGAAGCAAAAGCCAAGCTTGCATACACCAAAAAAGTGTCTGATCAGATCAAACGTGCGGAAACCAAGTACGATACAGGTAAAATCAGTGGGAATACGTACGTCAAAACGCTTCAAAAAATCAACAAAAAGAACAAATTGACATCGGATCAGCAATTGAAAGTCCAGCGTGAAATATTCCAGACGCAAAAAACAATGGCTGATAAGGTGAAGAAGCAGAAAGAAGCCGAGAAGAAGGCAGCCGACAAGCTCAACAAAGGCATTTTGTCCGCAAACAACACGTATTTATCCAAATTCAAGAGTGTTAATGACAAGTTGACGTCTGATATCAAGGCGGCCAACGATGCCTATAAGAAAGAATTACAAGACCGAACAGATGCGATATACAACGCAATCGGTCTATTTGACAATGTTTCAAGTGAGAAGGTAAGCGGTTCAAAGCTTACAGCGAACCTGAAAAAGCAACTGGAAAAAATCAAATCATTTAACTCTGATATCGCAAGTATTGCAAGCAGGGCGCCAAAGGCATTTACTGATGAATTGAAAGAGATGGGTGTTGGTTCTGCTGATCAGATTAACGCAATTTCTCGGATGTCTGCGCCTGAGTTAGATAATTATGTCAAGCTGTGGCAAGAAAAACATCAACTTGCAAGCGCGCAGGCATCGCAAGAATTATCTGGTCTTAAGAATGAAACAACCAAGAAAATAAATGAATTGCGTTCGGCTGCAAATAAAGAATTGAATCTCTTGAAAAATGATTATCTCCGGAAAATTGGAGAGCTTACGGTCAATGTGAAGCAGCTTGGATCTCTGAAGAAAAGCGGGAAAGCCATTGGTTCAAACACGATGGCCGGAATCATTTCTGGAATGAGAAACATGTCAGGAGAGCTTGCGAAAGAGGCAAATTCAATTGCATCGACGATTGAAAAAACCATTAAAAAGAAGCTTAAAATTCATTCCCCATCAAGATTGATGCGGGATCAAGTGGGTATCATGGTTCCTGCTGGTATCGCTGTAGGAATTCAAAACGGCATCGGTACGGTCCAGAAAGCAATGAACGCTGTAAGTGATGCAATGAACATCCAGCAAGAGGATATGAATTTTGCATACGACACATCCATTTCAAGCGGTGATCTTGGCACTGTCAGAAAGGAATTGAGCGCTGACGTAAAAAACTTTGAATTGCCTGACAGAATGATTGTCATTGAGATGGACAGTAAGAAAGTCGGCCAGGGTGTAGAAAAACCAGTGACCGATGCACAGAAAAGGTCAAACAAAAGGAGGGTGAGATTCAATTGAACTATCAGGAGCTTTTGCCTAACCAATGGAAAATTACATTCAACGGAGTTGACATTTCACCCTTCTTTTATGTGAAATCAACTGGCGGCCGGGGAGTAATGGGAAGAGAAGTGAATACAGCTACTATAGGAAACCGTCCCGGCGGTTTCCTCCGTGGTACCAGAATACCCGTGAGAGTTATAACCATAGAGGTGCTTTTTGCTTTCGGTAGTGAAGAGGAATTGAAAAAGAAACAAGAAGAGTTGACCTTTATTTTGCATACTGATGAGCCAAAACCACTCATTTTCCACGATGAGCCCGATAGAACATATTACGCTGTCTTTGAAAATATTTCAGAAAGCGAAGAACAGGGAGGCATTCAGCCTGCCACACTCACTTTCCTTTGTCCTGACCCTAAAAAATATGGTGCAGCATCATCATATGAGTTTGATTCTGGCATTCATACTTTCACGAATCCAGGTTATGCCGATATTGAACCGAAAATCGAATGTATTTTTACCGAGGGAGGCACTTCATACGAAGTGTCTCTTTTAAATGCAGATAACTCTGTATCTAAGAAAATCAAGATTCTGTACAAATTCATTGCTGGCGACACTCTCGTGATTGATTCAGCGAAAAGGAAAGTCACCTGTAACGATAATTTGATCATGACAGCCCTACAGATACAGTCTGATTGGTTCAAAGTACCACCAAGAACACCAATCAAAATGAATTTTAGTCACAAAAGCAGTATCAAATTTGATGAAGCTTATTTGTAAGGAGGTCCGTTTATGGCTGACATGTATATACTCTCACCCGATGAAGAATTGCTGACAGTGCTGTCCAGCGACGGACAAGATACCTGTACTTTTTGGGATGCAAAATACAAAGAAGAGCTGAATAAAGGCTCTTCTTTTTCTTTTATTGCAGATGCGGCCCATCCGGATGCACGCTTTCTATATGAAGAGAATCAAGTGATATTCAAGGATAAGGACGGCGTTCTCAGGCTTTTCGTCATAAAGGAAATTGATGATACTGACGAAGACGCAGAGGTCAATACACTTGTAACCTGTGAAGCTGCCATGATGGAACTGGCGGAAACTTTCGTTAAAGACTTTCGACCAAAGGATAAAACTGCACAATTTGTTTTAGACAATGTCCTTGCCCGTTCAAGATGGGTGGCAGAGGTAACGGCAGAACTTGGCACAAATTCAACCACGTTCTATAAAAAAAGTGCCCTTGATTGCATCGCGGAAGTGATAAACATATGGGGCGGCGAACTGCGGGATTCAATAGAGTTCGATGGCAATAAAATTACGAAGCGAATTATAAAAATTGTTCCCCGGCGAGGTAAAGACGGCGGAAAGCGTTTTGAAATAGATAAGGATACCGAAAACATCCGGCGTACGGTCATTAGCTACCCAGTGACAGCTCTTTGGGGATACGGGGCATCCATACCATCTACCGATGAGGACGGAGAGGAAACGGGCGGTTATTCACGTTTTATCGACTTTTCTGAAGTGGAATGGAAAAAATCAAAAGGCGATCCGGTTGATAAGCCTCTAGGTCAGGAGTGGGTTGGTGATCCGGATTTATTAAAACAGTTAGGGCGGCTTAAAGACGGCGTTCTGATCCACAGAGAAGGCGAATACAACAACGAGGATATAACAGAGCCGGAAGAGCTTTTAAAGGCCACATATGATCATCTGATAACAACAGCATCAAAAACAGAAGTTAATTATGAGTTGTCGGTCCAGTTGCTTCAAAACGTGCCCGGATATGAGCATGAACATGTGGAGTTGGGAGACACCACGATTGCTATCGATCGGAACTTTGCTATACCGATAGAAACGTCACAGCGGGTTATTTCGATGGAATACGATATAACCGATCCTGACAATACTTGCGTGGTGGAAATCGGGCAATTCTTATCGACCTTGCAAAAAGATACTCGGCTGGATCAGATAAAATCTATTATTGATAAAAACCGTGGTACATGGGACAGCGGCGGTAACCCTATTGTTACAGATGGCAGTTTTCTGGATAAAAAGCCACCGGTCCCGTCTAATGTTGTTGTCAAAGCCATGTTTCAAAACGTAGCGATCACATGGGATTACAACCCATCCAGTTATATTGCTGCTTACGAGGTTTACGCTTCACAGATGAACGACTTTACTCCATCAATAGAGAATCGAATTTTCAGAGGCAAAACAAGCGGATACGAGCATTTTACGGGAGTTAATGAAGTTTGGTATTATCGCCTGCGTTCAATCAACACACAGGGCACGGCAAGCGAATATACAAAACAGTTTTCCGCGACTACTCAGCGGGTTTTGACAGATGACATCATGTACGGAGCTGTAACGACCGAAAGGCTTGCTGATTTGACGATAACCGCTGATAAGTTATCAATGACGCTTTCGGGGCAAAATATTCTGCCGGGTTCTATTCTCAGAAATCTTGATGAAATATGGCGGTTGAACTCATCTAATAGAACGTTAGACACATCAAAAGATTTTAATGAAATCAGAGTCGTCAAAGGAAGCGACACTAATGCAGTGTACGGCATTACCTTTTCCGGAAGAAATGGTTTGAAGTTGACGAAGGGGAAAAAGTACACCTTGTCTTTTGAATTAAAACGAACTAACTCTCCGGGTTTCAATTACACACGGATAAGAGAAGGCAATAAAGAAGTATTTGCGATTCCTAACACTCTAACGAACTTAACGGACCCACCAGACCAATTCGTCCGTTATGATCTTGTATTTACACCTAACGTAACGATTAGTAACGGGAGTTTGTGGCTGGGTGACAGCACAGTTAACGTTACAGATGCGGCAGAATTCACAATAAGAAAAATCCAAATAAGAGAGGGGGATGTAAGAAAAGAATTTGCTCTCAGCCCTTACGATACGCAACTTATTGACGGGGCTATTACATCTGCTTTAGTGGCTGAGGCGGCTATAGGGACCGCGGCAATTCAAAACGCTGCTATCGCAAAAGCGCATCTTAAAGAGGCGATCATCGACAACGTTCACATCATTGACGGCTCTATCACCACAGCGAAAATCAAAGACTTGTCTGCTGACAAAATCACGTCAGGAACGATACAAGCCATTGACATTGTGGGGTCTCTTATCCGCGGTGGTAGGTTTGAAGCAATCTCCGAGAACGTCCGAAACCTTGAAGCGTATATCGAAGGCGATAAACTGTATCAATACAAGCGAGTGACGGGTGGAGATTATAACAGAATGACGTTAACCTCCGGTTCTTTGGAACAGCAAAGCGGAAATATTATCGGCGATGATGAAGAAATATATCGAACAGTTAAAATCGGTGACGGGAAAATAACAGTAAAAGGAGGGACGGAAACTGACAACGTAGATATAGACACGCCTAGGATCGAGCTGTACGGGAGTAATGCCATACACGTTGAATCCATCATAGACATGAGCATCGACAGATTGTCGAGCGTTCCAGGGGACGCGTTGAAAATAACAGCGAGCAGTGACAACGGTTTAGATGTGGAAGACATGAAGTATTTTTCTACATGTCACAACAGCGCTATATTTTCAGGTTCATCAACAATAGCGAGATTCAGGACTACTAACTTTGATGTCGATGTTACGGGTGGAGCGCGCATAAGAGCAAAGAAGGGCCTTACAATCCAAGGTGGTCCCGTAACCCTGCCGATGAGTTCTTACGTTGTCGGAGGGAACGCAAAAAGCGTCGCGCATAAAATAATGGGCGGCGGCGTGTCTAAAGCTTTACAAAATAAATACGGAGGATTACAGCATGGACTTATGACTTTCTGTTTCACAACGTCCATAGGTCTTCCGCCAGGTGGTGGGTCAACAGCATACCAAAAGTACACGAGACTTTATTTTTTCGATGATCAATACAACGTATCCCCGGAACAAGTTTTTGCAGCAACAGCAACGGCAGTCGGTCCATATTCGAATGCGGTTACTGTCGGGATAGAAAACTGGGGCGCAGAAACCTATGATTTAGGTGTACGTGGAACCGGGACGACCTCCGGGGTAGCTGGGAAGTCAATCGAAGTTCAGATAGTAATATTTTACGAGTCTCCATAAGGGTGGGAATTGGAAAATGGTTGAAATAAGAGAATTTAAAGCTAGGGTGTATTACACAGAAAATATAAAAATCACACAAACGAACGCAGGAATTGAAATGACAGAGGGGGTTGTTCAGAGAGTAGGCGGGAACACATATCCCATGGAATCCGTATCTTTTGATCTGACACCGGATGACTCTGTGAAAGTGGCTTATCAATTGTATGCGGTCCTGGATAATGAGACCGATGAAATGAGCTACGTACTGACTAAAACGTATGTCGATGGTGACGGGTATTATCCGGGGTATAACATGGAGAAAAGATTGATTCTAACCCTTGTCGATATCGTTGTCGATAAGGATGGCAATCGCGCTGGACACATTACGAACTATGTTAAATCTGAGGAGGAAACAAAAATTGAAGCTTGATCCGATTGAATTAAACAAGGAAGCGAAAGATAGAGCGCAGGAAATAACTGAAGAGCAAAAATTAAAAGAACAGGTTATGGACCTTCAGCGCGTCTGCAATCTTTTAATGGCAAACCAATCGTAGGAATCGGAGGGGAGCCCATTGGAAAAACGAAGTGCTCTTTACGGATTTTATGAGGATTGCTGGAGGAACGGAACCGTTTTGACTGCGGAAATGAAAATAGCTGTCAAAGACAAAAGAATAACTCAATCAGAATATGATCAAATTACTGTGATGGAGCGCGGCGATGCCTATCCTGACCAAGAATAAAGGAGTGTTTTGAATGCAAGAAATGACAAAGGAGCAACTTCAGGAACAGCTACAGATTGAACTTTATAAGTCTGCCTCATTACAAGAAGAGTTGAATCAAAAGAATAATGAGTGCGCCGAATACAAAGCCTTATACACATTTGCTCAAAAGAAACGCGAAGAACTCGAAAAGCAATTAAACGCGACAACAACGCCAAAAACAAATAATAGTGAACCAGCACCTGTAACCGAATAGGTGTTTTAATTTTGCCTCAAAGGAGGCGATGCGTATGAAATAGGTAAAAGGGGGGCGTACTAATGTCACAATTGACGGAGGTACCGGATATGAATCCATTAGAAAAAGAATTGCACCAAATAGCATCAAAACAAGAAAAACTGGAATTGCGGGTTTATTCATTAGAACGCTCTTCAGATAGGCAAGATCAGCAGATCACTTCTTTAAATGACAAGCTCAATAAAATTGAGGAGAATACAACATGGATCAAGCGCACTATTACAGGCGCTATCATAACAGCGATCTGCACCGGGATTATCGGTGGGACAATCGCTATTTTTTATAATCTTTTGCAAAAATAAGGAGGAAAACACAATATGAAAAACTTTGACAAAGGCACAGTCGTTCGGACTGCGCTTCTTTTAATTGCTTTAATCAACCAAACAATGCTGATGTTCGGTAAATCACCTTTGGATATTACCGATGTTCAGGTCAATCAGCTTGCGGATGCGCTATACACTGCTGGCTCTCTTATTTTCACAATCGGAACGACTATTGCAGTGTGGTTCAAAAATAACTATGTGACAGCAAAAGGACATAAGCAAAAAGCCGTGCTAAAAAATCATGATCTAACCAAATGAGGTTGCCATCGGGCAGCCTTTTTTATTTCAAAATAGAATAGGAGAGAATATCTATGACAGTCTCAGTGAAAAAGAATCTTGTATCAGAGGAAAAATATAAATTAAAATGTCCTAATCATATGGACGCTGAATACATTACCATCCACAACACGTACAATGATGCATGTGCTGCTAATGAGGTTAGCTACATGATCGGAAACACCAGTTCAACTAGTTTTCATTTTGCTGTTGATGACAAAGAAGTAAGGCAGGGTATCCCCACAGATCGCAATGCATGGCACACAGGAGACGGCACAAACGGCACCGGGAACCGTGAGTCTATCGGTGTTGAAATCTGCTACAGCAAGTCAGGAGGCGCGCGATACAAGGCGGCAGAGGAAAGAGCCATCAAGTTTGTGGCGCAGTTACTAAAAGAACGAGGCTGGGGCATTGATCGTGTTCGGAAGCATCAAGACTGGAACGGCAAATACTGCCCTCACCGTATTTTATCAGAAGGACGATGGGACGAGGTTAAGGCTGCCATTGAAAAAGAATTGAAAGCGCTGGGCGGAAAGACTTCTAGTTCCTCAGGGAGTTCGTCAGGATCAACTTACACAGTCAAAAAAGGAGATACTCTTTCCGGAATTGCAAAGGCTCAAGGGGTAAGCGTGGCAAACCTGCAGAGTTGGAACGGCATAAAGGACCCGAATAAGATCAAAGTTGGTCAGAAATTAAACCTAAAAAGCAACGGCGGATCTTCGGGTTCATCAACGAGCAGTAAAAAGTCATCATATACGCTGCCCTCAGGTATCTATAAAGTGAAAAGCCCATTGATGAAAGGAGCGGCTGTCAAACAGATTCAGAAAGCGTTGGCGGCTCTTTATTTCTATCCTGACAAAGGGGCGAAGAATAACGGCATTGACGGTGTGTATGGTCCGAAAACAGCAAACGCAGTAAAACGGTTCCAGATGATGCATGGGCTTTCTGCAGACGGTATTTACGGACCGAAAACGAAAGCGAAATTGGAAGCACTATTGAAGTAGTAAAAAAGAAAAAGCCCTCAAAAGAGGGCTTTTAATCTTGGTTCAAAACCTTATCAGATGGTTGGTATTTTAATTTCTTGATCAATTTATCATGAATTGATACTTCAGATCCTTCAACAACACCAGAGAAATTTACTTTTTTGCTGGAGGGGTCATAGTGAAAAATGTAATAGTTGTCTTTATTGTTTTCATTCTTCACATAAACCGTTTTAGTAAAACCTTTAGGTGCACTTAAAGAATTAAACATAGGATATTCTTCAGATTTAATATCCTTTTTGGGAATTCCATAGTCTGAAATATATTGATCAATTTTATCTTCAGCTACTTTTCTGCTGTTAAAATGAACAAGTAAAGAAGCTCCAACAACAATAATAACTAAAGCAATAAGAGAAAGTACTATTTTTTTTACCATTTTATATACTCCTATTTAATATTGATGTACCATTGCAGGGCGGTACTTAGCAGTGAAAACCCCAGGTAAATCATATGGCATAACATATCCATGTTTGGCCCTAACAACAGAAGCTGAGCCAGAGCCATAATAATACGCATCATATACTAGCTTTGAACAGTAGCTTGGCGACTTTTGATATAAATGACGATCTATTTTATAAGCTATATGAATATTTTTTTTAGAAGATCCATTACTTGAATAATAGTTTCTATCTGCATATCTTGCCACTTTAGCTGCCATACTACTATTTTTTAGTCTATATACTTTAATCCAGCCATGGTTATATTTAGACAACCATTGTGAAACGGTAAGTTGTCTATTATTATCACTTTTGTTTCCGTATCCTGGCATATCTAGAATATGATTTGCTCCATTAGCAATTGCTGAATGTCCAACAATACCGTTTGATGAAGTAGAGTTAGTAATCAATATATCTCCCGGTTTAATTCGAAAACTAGATAGTTGCGTAACTTTGATGTTTGATGTGGATGTTGATAGCATTGTAGCTTTTGTTTTTGTTGATCCTAATGTATAGGTTGTAAACTCAGTATTGTCATCTGCAGGTGGTTGACCATAATGATTTAATTTAATCCACTCTGTGTATCCAAGCGTGGGATCTAAAACATTTTCATTTATTCCTGCATCATAAATCTTCTTGTATCCTACATTCTCCTTTAACCAGTCATCATAACTTAAATCCTGTTGATTAATAACTCCTTCTTTAATAGCTTGATTATAAATTGCATTATAATCAATTTGTTCTTCTGCTCTAGTGTGCATTGGTATTATAACAGAGCAAATAGATACGAGCATTAAAAATAGAATAATACTGCGCTTTTTCATTCTTCTTACCTCAATTCTTGTTATTTCTATTACTTTTGACCCTTATATCAGAAGGTCTAAAGCAACAGAGGCAATAATACCATAATTTTGCTGGTAATTACCTTAAATTTTCCTTAACAAACTAAATTAATAAGAAAAGTAACTTTTAAGGAAGAAGAACTTATTTCCTTAATCTATTGACTGTTGTAAATAGATGTTGTATAATTAAAGTATAGAAAGGAGGTGCTGAAGTGGACGACGTAAGAAACATAGTTCTTATCATCGCGGCAGTCGTGACCATTGTCAAAAATATCTACGATATATGGCAAAAGGAGAGCGAAAAGCGAGAGAAGAACAAAAAAAAGCGCTCCCGCCGGGTAAGCAAGAAGCGCTGAGACATAGTGAGAGACAAGGGGATTGCTCCCCTTGCTCTTACCACATTATATCACGTCCACGAGCATATGAAAAAATATTTTAAACAGTACAGTACATTAGATATGACCACTTTGTTAATCATAATAGCGGGAATTGTTGCTATTGATTTCGAAAACGCCGGGACTCTCGGTAAGATCACAGGCATCATTTTATACTTGGCTGCGATCGTCACGTTATTAAAAGGATTCATTATGATATGGAGAGAGAAAAGCCATGAAAGAAAGCGAAAAAATTAAGTTTATCCAGGAAGAAGTTTTGACGGCAGCTGAAGCCGGGGAGCTGCTTGGAATCACCCGGCAGCGTTTGAGCACCCTTGTGACTTCTGGAAAGCTCAAGCCGGTTAAAAAGGTTGGGACAGTTGCCTTGTTTTTGCTGGGACATGTGCAAGCCCTAAAAAAAGAGTTAGAAGCCGGCCGGAAGAAATACCGGCCGTATGATGAATGAAGCCCTTCTCGAGATGAGGAGGGTTTTTGTTTGTCATACGTTTGGCAGTTATTAGTGAAAAATACTTTGACCCGTTTATTGATTATTTCCCATTAAATGTGTCCATATTATAGGTTAAAGGAGTTTACAAAAACCTTCTTTCCGGCTAATATAATGGTACATGTAAGCATATAATATGATGCTTGCTAGGAGGGGAATTCAATGCCATCAGTATCGACTTTTATATACTGTGAAAAAGCAGAACCAGATCAAAATGGAAAACTGACAGTAGTACAACCTTTATTATCATTAATCCCTGCGTTTATACCAGGTATGTTTTCTTTCTCAATAGCTGCAGGATTAAAGGGTTTAAAAGAGGATATGGAATTAAGGGTTTTGTTTAAAACTCCAAATTCGCAAGATGCACCTTTAGTTGATACAAAGACGATCAAAATCACTAAAGACTTTCTTGGGGAAAATTCCTTAAACTTGCCTGATAGTGAACAAGGTGTTGTCTTTAACATGGACTTAAGAAATATTGTACTCAAAGATGAAGGTTATTATAAGACAGAAATTATTGCAGATGGAACAAGCCTTGGGGAATTTCCGATTTATGTGAAAGGAAAGGAAACATTATGA